CTCATGAGCATCATTAGGGTTGGGGACTTCTTGGAGATGTTGTCGTACATCTTCTTCGGGATTAGGTCTAACCACGATGCAAAATACTTGTCGAATGAACTTGCCATGATTGGTTCCTCCTTCATTGGCCGTAGCCTCGGGGATCATTACCCGTTATTTTATCGTTTCGCTGCTGCTCTCAGGGCTTCAAACCACGATCCATCGGTTGGTGTGTCATCCTTGGATGGTCGCTGTCCCTGACTCTTCGGACTAGGCGGCGCTTTCTTACGTGATTCCTGCAAACTCTGAACAGTCTTGGCTTCGGTCTGCTTCTTCACGGTGCCGCTTTGCATCCTTTCCTTCTTCAATGCTTCCTTGGCTAGATGTGCCTCCGCAATGTCGCGTATAACGCTTTGTGGTAGGCTCTCAGCCTTCGCGCGATCTTGGAGGGTGGAAATATACTCGTCCGTCACCAAGTCGCCGTATTCGGCTTTCAGATCGTTTCGTAGTGAGGTGAAAGTGGAGGATAATTCTAACTCCCCTGCCTTCGCCTCTAGTTCCTTCAACCGATCCGTTAGCTTTTGATTCTCAGCCATGTAGTAATTGATGTACTTTGCGGATTCCGCGTCCTGCATGACTTCCTCAATCGGTAGCACACCTGAGTTATTCCAGTGCTCAATGGCTTGCTGGATTTGGTTAAACAGGTATGGATTTTGATTGATAAAGCCCATAAACTCCTGCGCGGGTTTCACCTGTTCCATCGTGGCTTCGAGTTCCTTGCGTTGTGTTGCCAGTTCTTGCGTTTTCTTCGTGTAGTCCGATTGGCGTAAATACCCCTGTTTGAGTTCGCTAAGCTTGACTGGCTGGCGCCCTTCGCCTAAATCAACCTCAGTTTCATCGTCAAAGTTCGGGGAATCTTCCGTTTCCTCGGCTTCTTCCTCCACTGTCTCGGTTTCATCCTGCTCGTCCACCGTTTCAGTGGTTTCTTCGTCCTCTAAGACTTCGGTATCCGGTTCCTCATCAGGTTGACCGTCATCTACCACGGCACCGCTCAGTGTTTCGTACCAATCACCGCTTTCTGTGCCTTCATCCACCTTATAGAACGGTTGTTTTACCTCAAACATTTCTATCACTCCAGTTCGCCGTAGCGATTATTGGAAATATAAAGGGCCGCGGAGTCTCACCAACGGCCCATTACTTATGCTGGCTGCTGTGCTAACAGTGCCATTAATTCTTCGTCACTCAATGCCTGTAACCGCGGATCTGCTTCGCGTAATTGGTCAAGCTGTGAAGCGAGGTCCGGTTGCTGCGGCTGTCCTTGTGCCTTCGCCTCGTTGTTCATTTGCGTCTGCTGCATCTTAGCCTCATTGTTCATCTGCTGCTCCTGCGAACGGGCTTGCAGCTCCATCTGCTTCATCTGCATCGCCTGTTCTTGCTTCGCCATCTCCGCTTGCATCTGCGCTTCTTGTTGAGCCTGTGCCGCCTCTGCCATCCGCTTGATGATTTCTTCACGGTCCGGCCAGTCGTACACGTCAAGAACGCTTTGTTGGTCGATGAATCCGGCTGTGGCGAGCTCTATTGCTTCCTCACGCCGCGCTAACCTTGACTGAGGGAGAGAGGAACCAGCTTCAATCTCCACTGTGAATTGGAGTATCTTATACGCCTCTTGTGCATCCTCTTTGGTTGGTTCACCCTCGGGTTCTTGCGTTTGTACAGGTTGACCGTCCGGGCCCATCTGCGGCTCTTGTGGCTGTTCTACGATCTTCGTCCATTCATTCGGGTTGGCGTAGAGATAAAATTCAGACTTGTCCATGATCGGCGCACCATCAGGACCGACACCCTTCGGAATACCTTGAATCTCAAACGGCAATTCGCCCATCTGAGCCATTTGGTCGTACCGGCTTGCATCGCCTTTAATGCGGAAGGCCCGAGTCTCTTTGTAATACTGCATCGCCAGGACAATCAACTTCTCGGCAATGGACTTGTTGAACAGTTCAAAGTTATCAATCTTCGTTTTGATGCGCGTATAAGCAGCCTCTTGCTTTAGCTGTACCTCTTTACCGCTTGTTGCGTCTGCCATCCCTCGGAAGGAATCGTTTACGCCTGTCAAACGGTCCTCTAACACGCCGTAGCGGTCAGGTAGGTCTATCGCATACCCGGGCATGGTTGGAGGCTGCATATAGTCCACCATCGCGTTCAGCGGGACCATATCAGGGTTGTTGATCTGTATCACGCCGTTTTTGCTGTATTGCTCATTGAGTGAACGCGGGTCCTGAATGTTCCCCATCGCGGTGTTGTGCACCATCGGTGGATCAGCGTGTAACCTCGCGTTGTCAATGATATATTGCATCATCGTGTTCTTCTCATGGTTTAGGTTCTCGATGTGCTCAGCCATCGGTACACCCATAGAAGAGAGGATGTCCTTAGTTGGGTTGTAGATGTCGTATGGTAGTTTGTCATGCCAGAACGGGTTTTCCTCGTCCGACAAGAACACATCATCAGCCCAATAGGACACGCGCCACTTATCATCATCATCACGATACCAATAATGGATGAAGGCTACCGCGTTCTTCCGCTTCTCTTCCTCTGTGAGCTCAGGATACGTTTGGTAGTCCCTCAGCATGTTGGCGGCATTGGTTTCCGTGTTGAACGTGACAAACTGTTTCATCCGATTCACGAAGGTCTTAAACCATCTGCCGGACTTGTTGTTGTCTCTCTCGTTATCACGCTTGCCGATACTTGCTTCAATTTCCTTCTTCTTCTCAGGGTACTCCTTAATTACCGCTGTCTTACGCTTAGGCTCGACATAAAAAAAGAAGCTCGAATCCTCGAACTTCGATGGAGCAGGGTCTAAGTAGCACCAACGGATATTAACCCCTTTGACGCATACCTTGCCCGTGCCGTTCTTATAGTCGCCATCCCATCCGGTATAGGCAATAGCTGAACGGTATATCTCAGCGGTCCGCGCAATCTCTTGGCTCTCGTAGTCCCAATTGTTGATGTCGTAGATGTTGTCTAGGATGTCCGTCATTCCCGCGGCGTTGGTCACGTAATCGGGGTAGTCGGAGTGCACGCTTGCTCTTACCCTGCTGTTCGTGAGGATCGGGACAACCGTCTCTACATAAGCGTATAGGTCAGAGATTTGAAAGCGGCTCTCATCCTCATTCCATCGGTTGCGATAGATTTCGTAATACTTATCCATTAACTGATGTATCGGGTTCATGTACTGCGTAGCCGTGGTTAGATCCTGTGTGAAGCGTTCCTTCAGTTTCTTTTCGTCTGTCTTGTCAGCCAATTACGTCACCCCTTCCGCAAACTTCATCACAATAAGCTGGGCTACTTGGTTATACACATCTGCAAGACTGAAATGATCTGCACCGTCATTGATCCACATGGGAACCGCGTCCCCGATACGGTCAAACTTGAGATCCTTGTTGTCGTTGTTCATCTGCTTGCTCTCACCGTTGGTCCCAACCTTGCGTTGTGCCTTCCAATGCTTACATAGGGACTCACCGCCGCCCATACCCGATAGGCTGGGTTCTAGTCCGTCAATGTACACCTTACGCTCACCTGTGATGTATCCATCTACCACCCTGTCAAAGATGCGTGTCCGGTGTACGTTGGCTATGCGTGTTTGGTAGTCCGTCTGATAGACTTCCTTCCGATCGGCGTTGTAATCGAACACACACCGCCACACCTTGCCGGGGAAAGCCTTAGTCATGCGTACCGCTATCTCTGGATATGGAGCGTTGTCCATCACGCACATGGAGATGTTGTTCATTCTCATGTAGTTGTGTAGCTGTTCCTCGCCCTGTAGCTTGATGATGTGGTCTATGCCTTCCTCTGAGCCCTTCACACAATGGAAATGGGGCTTGTCTATCGTTCCCCCTACGTCTACGCCTAATGTCCGGTATTTGCCGGGGTTCTGCATGACGTATCCTTTGTCATCATACTGAATGTTCTTGATGATGTTGGATGGGTCTAGGTTGTTGCTGTTGCTGGCGTATGGGATGCCCTTGTCGAAGTTGGCGAATACATCTGGCAACATCGTCTTTTCATCGAACATGAGCTCATGGGCTGTGATCCACGGTGCCATCATCTGACTGATCCAGTAACCGGATATGCCCCACTTGTCATCCGTGAACTTCGGCACCCATTCCTTATCCGCTGTCCTTCTGTCCAAGACTTCACTACAAGCCCCACAGA